GTTGACACCGAATTGCCGCGCTCGGTGTCAGGGTCACCAGTTCGAACGCGGTAAGGGTGTATCCATTTCACACCAAACGCTCGACTACGCCCCGTCGTGAGTGCGGCTGGTGCGACAACGTGCTGACTAATTGCACGCGGTATCGCCCCCAATTGGCGCATCAACCTCCATTTGAAGTTAATGAACTCTTCATTCATATGTGCGTCATGTCGACTGCCGTCTATAAATATGAATATTGGGATGCCTTCAAGTATGATTACTATTATCTGGTCATCGCCACAAATTGCACGGCCGCCTTCAGTAAGCGCTAACTCCATCCACTGACCCAATTCTCGCGACGTACTGCCACTCGCGAAAAACACATTTCCTGGTATGCTCGAATACACCTCTTTTATTCGATCACGTGCGCCTAAGTACCAGGGCCCGAATATTACATTGAAATAATCTGAAGCGCCGGTGATTAGACGTGGGTCATACTCGCCTTTCTCAAAACGCATAATTTTTTCGACTTTGACAAATCCTGATCGTATTTGAATCTCTTTATCGGTGACAGAATTATCCGACAATTTCGTTAATGCGAGGATTTGATCTCGTTGTCGTTGACCAGGGAATCGGCTGTTCCACAATTCAAAACTCGCTGCGTGAAAGTCGCTGCGACAGTTGTCGAATTGTCTAAGATACCGGTCCACCCTGGCGTCGAAAAACGTTTTGTTTGGCGATGGCATGGATGCTATTTGTCTGTTGCGCACTGCCACCACTAAATTAGTTTGGCACGGCAGGGCAACCGAGGGAAAGTGGCCACAAAACACGATCCCAATTGCAAATATCGTGTCACGTGGACGCTCTTCCTCCACCTCTTTCTCTGGCGGATAGATGGTAATTGTGCATCCATCACCAGTCGGTTTCAGCGGCATCTGTGATACGTAGCCGGGCAGACCGAATTGAAAAGGCAGAGGGCAGGTGTAGTAGATAGGCTCGAATCGGTTGCTAATGTACGCCTCCCGCACCTCGTTCGGATGGGCGTAAGCATACGATGGCAGCAAAACAAAACAAACTAACAACATGGGAAGTCGGAATGTCATACTGCGCACGGTCCAAGTCAACGTCCAACTGCACACCTCGACGGCGCGTGCTGGGTACGGCAATGACCAAGTCATGCCATTAACACCAGTCATGCGTTCGAACATGGATGGGCCATAATAGACCCACCGCATGTCGCCGACAGTACAGAAGTATAGGTATGTGGTGAACTCTATCACCGCCATAACCTTGAACGTCATTTGATCGCGCCACCAAGCGTAGACAATGACACCCGTGAACAATACAAACAGTCCATAGGTATCACTGGCCACAGCCTCGCAGTGTTCTGCTGGCCACGGAGCAATTGACAGGAGCAACACGGTAACCAAAGATAATAGCTGCCAGATGCGACCGTTGACAAACCACTCGCCCTTACCACGTTGAATTACGTGGGTGGCAAGTGCGCGTCGAGAGCACCACGAGATGAGCCAAGCATACGGTATCCACGACCAGTATGAAGCCTCACTCGGGGCGTCCCAGCGCTCAACGGCGGCAATTTGATCAACTATTGTAGTCGACATAACGGCACAAACGAGACGGTCGCCATCAACACCAGGAGTTTTTTGTGTGATGTTGGTAACAACTTTGCGCCTCAATGCGTCATCAAGAGGTCGACCGGCGACCAGTTCCTGAACAGTTCG